TCTAAAAATGATTGTTCTTCTTGATCAACAGTTCCTTCTGTAATCTTCATTGCACATGATGAACATGCACCTGCTCTACAAGATGAAGGATGATCAATACCTGCTTCTTCGAGTGCATCTAAGATAGTAGTATCTTCATCACATTCGAATGTTTCGGTTGCACCGTCAGGTGTATTAAGTGTGATAGTAGCCATGTTATTGTACGTGAATAACTCCTTTCATACCTGCACCTGCATGAGGGTCACACTGGAACTCATAGTCTCCAGATTCTGGGAAAGTAACCTCGAAACTTTCCCCACCCATAAAAGCCAAGTCAGTATGAGATAATTCGGGATGATCTTTTACTACCATATTATGAGGGGGTAGTTCCCCGTTAACGAACTTAACCGTATCACCAGCAGATATAGTAAGTTCGTTAGGACTAAAGATGAGATTCCCACCAGAACCCATGGTAATTTCTGCTGCATATGCACTTGCTGCTAAAGAAAATGAAAGGAATAATGCACTTAGCATTACTGTAAGTCTAGACATCCACCACATAATTTCGTGTTTATTCTGTGTAATTTGGTTCATTTAACATCCGAAGGGTATACCACATGCTCTGATATCAAACAGGTTATCAACCTCGGTTGGGATACAATTACAATAATCAATAAAATGAGGATGTGCCTGTAGATAAGGTACATCCTCTTTACTGTGTTCTATTGCTGAGTATGCATCCTCTGCGTATTCGCAGATTTCATGATGATGTTCTTGTGCGTCGTGGTATCCGACGGTATAATGTTTTTGCTGAGTAAAGGGCATGATCTTTCAATCCTGTACTACAACATTATTTATAGCATAGTGTAGTAATTTTTACCTAACTATGTGTTGATTGTATGACTAAGTTAGAGAACCTGTATAACTCCATTACAGTCGGGAAAGTCTTGAAATAATTTCTTTTCTATACCCATTTTTAAAGTCATAGCACTCATAGCACATGTCTCACATGCACCACTAAGTCTTATTTTAACAAACTTTGTTTCTTCTTCTATCTCTACAAATTCAAGATACCCTCCATCAGCCTCAATGTAAGGAGAGATATCTTTAAGTGATTCTATTACATTAGATTCAGTCAGTTCCATTAAGAACCTTATTTCTTTTTAGGTGCTTTACCACCAACCCATGCTTCATTCTCTGGGGTGCTAGGATCATCTTTAATGTAATGTCCTTTATCGTTTCTTGCTCTCTTTGGTTCTTCTACAACTGGTTTTGGAACCTCAGTCTTTGGGGTCTTACCAGTTAAAAGGTCTCCGAAATGTGACATTTTATTATACTAATAACTACGGTTATATTTATTATAAAAGAATTGCACCAATTATAAAACCTTTATCAAAGGCAATACATTTGATTTGATAATCAGTTAAGTTGAATTTATCTTGAAACTTCTTTATCATTTTCTTATCCCATTCCTTTGCATGATACAAAGCATGTACAACAGGATTCATTTTTTCGTGATCGCCACAAGACATTGTTTTTCTCCGAGTGTGTATTATTTATTATAAAAATACGAGTATCAATGCAATAGTAGAAAATATAATAGAGATCTTAGGAAGAACAGTTGTCTTCTCTAGTGCGTCTACTCTTTTAACTACATCATTAAGTTTAGCCATTATGATTTTTTAGGGGGTACTACGGGTGCAATAGCAAGAGGTGCTTGTTCTATTCTGATGGTTTGAGCAGGTGCGGCCTGTGCTGCTTTCTCAATTAACATCTCCATATCTTTTTTAGATATCTGTCCGTTAGGGCCAGTTCCACCGCCCTTGTCCATCTTCATAGTTCCATCACCTTTCTTGCTTGCTGTTTGAATTCCAAAGCTAGCCAAAACCCCAGTAAAAACTGAGGCTATGAAAGTTGGATCTATTTTTTGCTGAGGCACACCTGGTATAGCTACGTAATTTAATGTCAATATTCCACCTGACCAAACAAGAACACCCAATCGTACAAGTGTACTAATGATGGCTGCTTGTTCTTCTGAGTCGGGAACAATTGCTTCCTTTAACTTACCAAGAGGGCCTTTCTTCTCTTCTTTAATTGCTTCGACTTTTTCAGCCATAGGAATAGGAATAACTATTCCTATATAGCAACTTAAAGACCTAGAGGTGCAGAGGGTGCTGCAGGTGCAGCTTGAGGTGCTGTTGGAAGACCAGTTGTAGGAGGTAATGAACCACCTATAGCACCTGGAAGTGCGTCACTAACTGCGTCCATAACTTTGGACTTAACGCTATCAATGAGTTGATCTCTCTGTACATAAGTAAATATCCCCAACCCAATAACGGCAGCAGATACAACACCAGACGACAACGCGATGACATTTACAATTTTTTGCATTTGAATAACCTAATGGTTTTTATATTCTTCATTATAGTATGCTTTGTAATAATTTACAAGGCCTATGGTAGTGAGTTGGTTACTTGACCAATCAGTTGCACACCGATTTATACTATCAACAGTACAGTTAGGAAACTTTCTATTCAATATCCCCATTGCTTGTTCTTTAATCGTATTCACTATCATCTCCGATATATTCTAAAGAGTATATATCGTGGTCGTAATCTTCATCTGTGTGCAAATCCAACCATTCCTCATATTCGTGAATTATAGCCCAAGCATCAGCCTCTCTACCTTCTTCGATTAATTCATTTAATCGTTTTACAGCATGAGTATGAGTTGCGTATAAACTACCTTCTAGAGGATTAGAAGTCTCCATAATCTTTCTTCATATATCTACCTAGAATATTGCTATTATAATATGCAGGGGTTCCATCGTCAAGAGCCTCTATCAAAACATTATTTAAGAACAATTGCTTGGTTTCTTCGTAGTTAACCTTTCCGAGAGTGGTATGAAGTGACATAATCTCTCTGGAAAAGTTGTCCTTTCCATATCTGGATATGTCGGATTTGAGTTCTGGGGAACTTCCATAATACTTCTTCCAATCTGACTCAGAAGTAACTCTTCTCTTTCCACCCTTAGGTTTCCGTTTCTGTACGAAGTACTTTCTACCGATGTATTTCTTACCTGTTGTTTTATTTGTAATACAGTAGACGTAACCGAAGAAATCGCCAATATCATCAGAAGTGAAAGCTGTACCTTTGTAGTACCAGGGATTTTCATACTGCTCCATCTTCAGCAGGTGGTTCTGGTGTTGGAGGTTCCTCTACATCTGCTAGAATATTATCAATCTCAGTAGAAGAAAACTTACCTGTTGCTTCTAGTTCATCTCTTTTACTGATAGCACCTGCAGGAGGATCGTATGGCTCTGGTGTTACAGGTGTCTCGTCTGGAGGAGTCTTGGTGGGATCTGTAATGTTCTTCCATATATCACCAATATCCTTTAGTTCTTTAGGATCTAATGTAGGTTGCATAACTAATACAAAATTATTATAAAGATATTTAGACACAAAAAAAGAGGATTAAGAATCCTCTGTATCTTCATATACTTTATATGCATCGTATTCACCGAACAACCATGCATCTGCTTTTGCTGCTTCACGATATGCTTCGATACTCATATCTTTCAAACCTTTTACCTCTGATTCAGTTTCAATAATTCTAACTTTAGGTTTTGTTTTTTCATCCCACTCTTTATGAATCTCTTTGATTTGTTCATCTACACTGTTCATTTCCATTTTGATTTTACCTTCAATCCAAATTTCTTTCAACCATGCAACAAATCCTAATACTAAATGCTGTATAAATGGGTTCTTAAATTTTTTCTTAACCCACCTCTCTGTCTTTGCATACCAAGGGTCTGTACCCTTACCGAACTGTTTTTCAAATTCTATTTTCATTTTAATAAGATGAATCTATAAGTGATGCTTCATCTATATCAATTTCAGAATATGAAAGGCCATCCCAGTAGGAATGATATAGCCTTCCCCATATAACATCGAACTCTTCCTGATTCAAATTTTTAAATAAACATTTTTCATGTAGATATACATGAAATGTTTTATTAGAGTTTAAAACCTGAGAATGTGTCCTTTTTAACATCTTGTTTGATTCCTCCAACAATGTAAGATTCGACTTCTGTTTCCTGTGGTGCAACTTGTAATCCTTTTGAGGATATCCAATGCTCTGTCCAAGGTAATGGATTGTTTCTAATCGGTACATCATAAACAGGTTTAAGACCTATTGATCTCATACGCTTGTTAGCAACCCACTCAACATACTGTTGTAGTAACTTATCATTAAGTCCAATCATAGAACCATCTTTAAATAGATACTCTGCCCATCTCTTTTCTTCATCAACAGTATTCATAAATGCTTGGATTAACCATGGTTCTTGCTCCTTAGCAATCTGAACCATTTCTGGATCGTCACCTTTTTTCCAATTATTTAGAATGTTTTGGGTGATTGCGAGGTGTTGATTTTCATCTCTGGCAATGAGTGATATAATTTTTGCACTTCCTTCCATGAGCTTGAGTTCACCAAAAGCAAAACTACAAGCAAAAGATACGTAAAAACGGATACCCTCAAGAATGTTAACATTAGCAACTGCCCTATATAAATGTTTTTTAAGATCTCTACGTGTCCATTCGGCATTGATATGATCTTTCCAACCCTCTCTCCAATTATTACTTTGATCATACTCATGTGCTAGATTAATAAAATCATCATATGCTTTAGTAACACTGGATGCACGTTCTAGAATTCTTTCGTCAGTAAGAATAGTATCAAATACCTCAGAGGGATCTGAATATACATTCTTAACTATGTAAGTGTATGAACGACTATGGATCATTTCCATAAGTTGCCATACATTCATACAACCTTCCAACTCAGGAAGAGAACAGTATGGTGCAAAAGCCATACCAGGTGCACGTCCTTGAACACTATCTAACATTGTTTGGTACTTTAAGTTAGATGTAAAGATATGCTTTTGTTGATCATCTAATTGTTGATAATCTCCCCTATCTTTCTGTAAGGAAACTTCTTCTGGTCTCCAGAAATATCCTAACTGAGACTTAGTTAAGTTCTCAAATGCAGGATACTTGAAACCATCATATCTCTGAACACCTAAAGGTGCACCAAAAAACATTGGTTGTTTTTTAGTATCAACTTGTTCTGTATTAAATACAGTCATTGAATCAACCACTTTTCTCCTCGTAGTAGAATTTGTTTTAAATTGCACAGCTCTCGCAGACCTCCTCTTCTGAATCCATTATATCATCGACTAAAGATTTTAACTCATTATCTTTATCATCCGCATCTACATCATCTGACTTATTATCATATGTGTTTTGATAATAAGAAGTCTTCCAACCGTACTTATATGTAGTTAAAAGATCTTGTGCCATCACTGAAGTAGGAACCTCAGCACCTTCATATTGTTGTGGGTTATAACTCCAGTTTCCGCTAATCGCTTGATCGAAGAATTTCTGCATAACAGCAACAATGTTAATATATCCAACATTGCTAGGCATCTCCCAAAGAAGCGTATAGTTATTCTTAAGGGTGTTATAAGAAGGAACAATTTGCTTAAGAGGGCCTTTCTTAGATTTTTTAACTGAGAGATAATCTCTTGGTGGTTCAATACCATTCGTTGCATTACAGACAACTGATGATGATTCGGATGGCATTTGTGCGGATAAGGTACTGTTTCGTACTCCATATTTTTTAACATCGTTTCTTAATGTGTCCCAATCATAATGTAATTCATTAGGAACAATCTCATCAACGTCTTTTTTGTATGTGTCGATAGGTAATATACCGTGAGAATATTTAGTATTATCAGAATATTCACATGCACCTTTTTCTTTTGCAAGTTGTACAGTTGATTTAATTAGATTATATTGGAATGCTTCTGTTAAATCATGTACCAATTTCCATGCTTCTTTATCCCCATAATCAACACCATTCTTAGCAAGATAGTGTGCTAGTCCTATGAAACCAACACCGAGTGATCTACGTGCCTTAGTTGCGATTTCTGCTGCTCTGACGGGGTATCGTTGAAAATCAATAAGTTCATCAAGACTCCTAACAGTAAGATCGCAGAGGCTTTCAAGATCCGAAAGATCCCTAATTTTGCCAATATTAATAGCAGAAAGGATGCAGAGAGCAATTTC